TTTGTATAGAATTGATAAATTGTCTTTGGTTTCAATTCCCAATATTGTTGTATTTCATTTACAACTTCTATCCACTCGGCTTTCATTGATAAAAATCTATGCACCATATAATTAGACCAAGTCTTTTTATCGGCGTCTGTAATGTTGTCCCAATACAATTGGTTCTGAACATTAGTAATTTGTTTTATATGGTCAAATAGTGTTTTTGTTTTCATAGTGAATAACCTTTTAGATATAAATAAATATCTTGTATAAATCTGAAAATGTATTTTTTTTAATATTGATTTGTCATTGGAACTCTTGGAATTGAAATCTTGTGCTTTTTGTAATCTGTGCTATCCAAATAGAGTTCGTTAACTTTCTCAGAGAATTTATATCTGCTTATATTATCTTTAATTTGAATTTTATTTCTAGCTATGAAATCTAATTTATCTGTTTCATCAAATAAGTATTTGTCTTCTTTTCCAATCTTAAAGTCAAATTCAAAATCAAGTTCAAAATCATCACCATCTGATTTGAGTGAGAAGTTTAAGTTAAAATATGAGTCTTTTGTATTATAACCCTGAAAGTCATCTCTAACTATAAAGTTAATATTACACTTGTTCGTAATGTTTACAATTACCCAAGCAAATCCTTTAATTGTTTTGACAACTTCATTCTCAATAGTATCAACGATATTGCTTTGTTCCGTAGATAGTAAAAAGTCTTTACTAAATATACTATTATCTATTTTTTTCTTCAATTCTACATCAATATTAAGAAATTGTAAGTCCTTTTCCCTTAATCTCGCTCTGTAATATGGTGGTTTTCCACCCTTTTCTTTTGTAGTTGCATATGAGAACTCATCTCCGATTAAATCCTCACCCTCTTTTGTGAATTTAAATGACTTCAACATTATTTCAATCAAGAATGACCTCAAATGTCTAATCATTAATAGATTTTTATAGTCTTTTGATACCCAAGCATTCAACATAGTTTTCTCTTTTGAAACTTCAAAATCATCTCTGTAAACATCTAATGGTGTGTGATTTAATATGTCTGTTGACTGCATTAAGTTCAATAATCCATTGTTCTCAAAGTATGTTCTGTTATCATATAAAAATTTTAGTTGTAATATAAAATCCATATAGTTTTCTTTTGGATAACCTGGTATATAATTAGCTATGTAGAATACTTTACTTTCATATGCAGATTTCAAAAAATGACTAACATCATCAGAAGTCTGTCCCTTTTCCATCAACGCCAGTATCTTGTTTACTCCATTTTCTATACCTACATTCATATAGTTTAATCCAACCTTGACTGCTTTAGTCAATAATTCTCCGTCAAGTTTCTTATGTGTTCTGAAATGTCCACCCCAATACATTTTTGGTATCGTTCCATTTTCCATTTCTGTCTCTAATTTTTCCACCAACAACTTAAAGTTTTTCATTGAACCATTAATCAATGAGTCTGTAAACCAAAAGTTATTAATACCAGTTTGTTCAGTCAATAGATTCATTTCATCAACAATTTTCTCATTGGTTTTTGTTCTATACAATCGAGTTTCACTACAAAATGTGCATTTGAAAGTACAACCTCTTGATGTTTGCATAGGTAATTGTAACTCGGTATCAAATGCTTCGGTCAGTCTTGTAAATTCTTCTATAGTTTCTTTATCCCAACTTGGAACTTCTAATTCATTTAGATTCTGTGGTAATACACCACCATTGAATACTGGCTTTCTACCACTACGACCCCTTTTCAACACCGTAGGAAAACTTGGTGTCATTTTATCCCAACGATAAATACCCTTTACATCTTCATAATGTCCGTCTTCCACATAACGATTTACTAAATCAGCAATAATCTTTTCTCCATCACTTGAACTACAAGCGACATCAACATACTCTCTGTAATTGTCACTTTCAACCAACCCAGCTGATTCTGCGTACCAAGAGTAAGGTCCACCATACCATATCTGAATTTTTGGATTCTTTTGTTTTAAGTATCTGGCAATATAGTCTGTTGTTACGATATTTGAAATGTAAGTGGTGAATGCCACGACATCATACTCTGCTAACTTATCTATGTATTCGTGCCACAAATCTTTAAAGTATGGTAAAATCTCACCTTTAAAATTTGCTTCTGAGTTCCAAGGTGTATCATTACCCCAGTCCCAAAACTTTTCTATATTCTTTTCTTTTGTATACAATGAAGACAAAACATTTAAGTCAACCTGTTCAACTTCAACATCTTTATGTTTAATGTGTGATTTTAAACTACCGATTGCAAACGAAGGTGTTTGAACTGACCATTGTGGACATATACATAGTGCTATTTTCATACGAAACAATCCCCTAACATCCAAGAGATACAAGAATATCGTCTTCCTTTTGTTACTGGTGTAACTCTATGTGATAAGAAAGCGGGAAAGATTGTAATACTTCCTCGTGTTCTTGGTGCGGTGTAATTATTTTTACCCATTTCGTCTGTGATACCGAACTCTAAATCTCCACCCTCATATTTTGTTTCGTCTGATAATTGAATGATAGCAGTTAGTTTTCTTAGTGAAGTTTCTCTTGAACCACAATCAGTATGCCATTTATACTTACCACCATTTTCATATCGTAATATTTTTACCTTTTCCATTTCTTGTATGTTGTATTTCCAAATAGACAAGTTAGATAATTCAAATACCATTTTTAATTTGCTGTTAAGTTTCTCATTATTAATTGTAACTTCTTTATTGTCACGAACCTCTTTGTTTAAGATAGTATCATCATAGTTTCCAGCAAGTTCTGATTCAGTTGGTTGTCCTGTTTCCAAGTATCGCATTAACTTCTGACATTGACTTAATGATAGGAAATTTTCTTTGTGTACAACGAACTTGAAGTTATCATTAGTAATCATTTAAATATCCTTTTAAATATTTTGCAAATATCTGATGACTTTTTTTATTCGGGTGTCCATTTTTACAAAAAACATCAGACATTTTATTTATGTTGTCAGACACCACTTCATAAAATGCTTTATCTGTAAAATTATTTATAGATAAATTTTTATGTGATGTACCAAATGAGAAAAATAATATGTGTTCTACTCCAATAGATTGTAAAAATGCCTGAAATAAAATTATATCATACATTTCCCAATCATAGTTAGAGCGACTCTCTATTGTAAATCCTACAATAAATATTGTTTCGTTGTGAAGTTGTTGATTATTACAAACCCATTTCATAGTATTGACTATGATTGTTTCATTACTACAACCTGAAATAGATTCATTGATATCTTCAAGATTTAAATCATTTGATATTAACCAACTAAATCTTTCTTCGGTAGGATTTTTTAGTTCATCACCCTCAACCCAACTACAACCATTTGTGTATAGATACTTATACAAATGTATCTCCTACTCCCCAACACACACAAGAATATCTATTACCTTTTGTAATTGGTGATACTCCGTGTCCTGCAAATGATGGATGTATTATTAGCTTTCCTACTTCTGGTTCAATTATTGTCCCGTCAAATAAACTAAATACTCCACCCTCATAATCTGTATTTAAGAATACAATACAAGTTAACTTTACTGAACTAAAATTCTTTATCGGGTGAAAGTCTGAATGTTGATTATACCAATCTCCTATGTCGTATCGGTGTGCTTGTAGTCTGTTGTCATAAATTCCTTTGATATTATATTTATAAATCATCTGGTCTGCAACTTGGATTGCTGTCCAAAATTTATCAAGATATTTTTGTTCTTCTGTTCTACTAATGTTTAACATACAAACTTCATCTTTCATAACTGGTTCATCTTGCCAAGTAGGATTTACTCCACCCGTATAATGTCCTTGTTTTCTTTCTGATTGTTCATCAATATATTTGATAAAGAAATCACAATCCTCCTGTGAAAAGAAATTACTTTTTTCAACTACCCATTTGAAGTTTTGATTCAACTTCAAAGATTCCATATCTATTGGTTTATACATTGTTATCCTTATTTGAAATGGTCACCGATAAATAACTCTTGAATTACATATCGTTTACCTTTACTAACTGGTACCACATTATGACATAGAAATGCCGGAAATAATGTTAATGAACCTTTTAGTTTGTTCATCGAGTACCACTCTTTTGTATCTTTGTCTTGGATACCGAATTGAACATCTCCACCCTCGTATTCACTTGGGTCTGTCAATTGGACAATTCCTACTAATTTTCTTACTGAACAAGTTCCTGCATTAAAGTCTGTGTGCCAACCATAGAATCCACCCTTTTGATATTCTATNAACTTTAACTCGTTGTCACACGCATCAATGTCAAAATGGAATACACTATCGTTGACAATGTTTACCATTTGAAACATTTTCTTCTGTAACCACGACCAATCTTTATTTGGTTTATCTGGTCTGAACTCATTGTCTTTCTGTTCACATAAATACCACTCATTAGTTTTTCTAATTTCTGGTAAAATTGCGTTTTTACCTTGTTCATCTCCGACACAACCAATCACATCTTGTTCTGATTCCATTATGTCTTTCTTTAATTCATCACACCTTTCTTCTGAAAGGAAATTTGGTATTTGAATTAAGTATTTAAAATCGTTATTCTGTTTCTGACTCATCTGATACTAAAACCTTATTGACAAAGTAGTTTTTGCCGTTATTTGTGTTGTCTATATTGTATGTTGTTTCTATTGTTTTAAGTGGTTTATATCCCATCAACTCTATTTTATTTAAATCATCAGTTAAAACTTTATCACCCAATTCTAATGGTCTGTAATCTGAGTCTGTGTATGAATCACCAGCGATATAAAATGGGTGGTCATCCGTTGCTTTGATTATTGTATTGTCATCAAATCTATACTGAACTATGTTGTCGTGTTCAATTTTTGTTACATCACCCACAACTGAATTTTGTAATCTACCAGTTTCTTCGTTGTATGTTTTAATTTTCATACCTGATGTTATATTCTCA